ATTGAGCTGGTGCCAAAGTTCAGACGTGAAACCTCTGGGCTAAGGGTGACTGCCCCTCCACCGCCTTCCAAACCAATCTGGCCAATGCCACCGCTGAACATGCGTCCGCCCGGTGCTTGAATCGGATAGTTCGATGTTGGGTCGATGATGAAGTCGCCGAACTCTGCTTTACCAGCCGTGTCGATGACGGTGTCGCCAGTGGTGATCTTTCCATCAGCGTCAATAGTCATCTGCCCAAATTTGGCTGATCCGTCAGGTCTGATCTCCACTGTCCCTGACTTGAACAAGCCTCCGGTGGTGATCTCGAAGTTACCTGCAACGGTGGTATCACCAGTAATGTCCAACAGCCCTGTGATCGTCGTATCGCCATTGATCGTCAGGATGCCGTCAAGGTTCGTAGGGCCAGTAACATCCAGTTGACCGGTGATCGTAGTGTCGCCGTTGATAGTGGTCACACCGTCAAGGCTTGTTGGTCCAGTAACATTTAGCTGGCCAGCAATCGAGGTCACGCCTGTGACGTTCAACGGGCCGCTAATGTTTGTAGTTCCGGCGAGGTTCGTCGTGCCGGTAACGTCAAGAACACCAGCAATCGTCGCTGTGCCTGTGACGTTCAGAGCGCCATTTTCAATGAGCAACACCGAACCGTCATAGAACCGCAAACGTCCACGGCCAACCGAAGCCGAAGCCAGCATCGTGTTCGTTTCCAAACGCTTCAGGCGCCGGAAAATATCCGAGATGTTCGGGTCATTCAGGTTTCGTTTGCCCACCTAGTCGCCCTCCCTGCCTTGGAATTCCAGCTTCACTTCCGAGTCCGTCATGGAACCGGAATACTCTAAAAGTTCCCACTCGCCAGACCAGCCAGCAAGCAACCACGGATCGTTATCAGCCTTCCAACGAATCGTTGATCCAAGGTAAAGGTCCCCCACGTTCGGTCGGTCGTCTCCGTTGATCGTCATGCTGATCTGTCGGATAGCACCATTCGTTGGCACCATCTCGCCCAAGGTACGTCGTCGCAAAGCATCTGCGTCCTTCACGTCCTTGAACGAAACAGATCGTTCAAGTGCGAGATACACCGAATCCGGAGTCTTGGCGGCGTGAACTTTCATATCCACTTCGGAACCTTCGCCCAGCCCATAGACGAGGTTGCCTATGCCCTGGCCTTCAATACTGAAATCAAAGTCGGTGACGTTATGGTGGTCGGCATCCAAATCCCATTCGAGTAACCGAGACTTGTTCGCGTTGGTTTCCATCACCCACTCAAGAGTGCCGTCCGATGCCCAGCGGGGCCGGAAGTCAAGATCCACGCCGTCCTCAGAATCCATCGCTTCATCTAAGAGATCCTGGATAGTCTCCATGTCGTACCCGTAGACCCTGCGATTGATCGAACCTGCAGAATCAGCAGGAAGGACAATCGGCAGATTGTACTCCGGAGCCGATCCACCATTGGTGCCGAACTCAATAGCACGCTTAGCCAACATCCTGTTGTCAACGCCGTTGAAGTCCAGCTGTGACTGCGTGAGCAAGCTCGTCCTGTTATCTAACAGGAACCGTTTGCCGAACATCCACCAAATATCATTCAGCGACAAGGACACCTGCTGAGATTCCCACGAATACTTCGTCGTGGTTATGAAGCCTGCGAACTCAATGCGAGAATCTGACTCCACGACAACCAACGTTTCAAGTGGCCACGTTGTGGAGCGAATGACCGGGCCGAGCGAGCCCTCATAACCTGCTTGCAGAGTTAGTGACCCACTACGACCACCATTCAATGCACGAGCCCACGAACCGGACAAAGGCTCAATATCAGTAATCTTGGACCACGAGCCTGTATCTACCATGCAGACCTTGTAAGGCACATGCCCTCCTTAGATGTAGGTGTCGTATATCGTGACACCAGCAGTGCCCGAACCACTCGGGGCAGACAGGGAAACGGTCGTCCGAAGTCCGGGTGCAATAGACCGGAAGTTCTGGGATCCGAAAGCCCCCATGAAAAGGGACCCGTTGATGTACAAGCGCCGGCGCCGGTAATCGATCGTGTGAGTGACACCCGAAGGGATACCCATGGGGACCGACACCGATTGGCCGCCGATTGTTACGGTGTACCCGTCCGGCATGTCGCCGGAAACGCTGACGGACGGCCATGCCTCGACTGTGCCTCGATGGAAGACAGTTTCCGAGCCGCCAGAAGACACCGTGGTGTATCGACGTTCCCCATACTTGTAGGGATCAACTGCCTCCAGAGGAATCTGGAACTCCATGCGAGTATCTGTCGGAAAGGTTATGGAAACCTTCCCTCGTGGATCGACTGTTGCTTCTTGCGTGGGTCCGTGACCTTTGACCACGAATTGCTTCCCGCCACGACCAGGCAACGCAACAAGCCGATTGCCTGCTTCGTGCAGGTAATCATGGCTCTTGGAGGTCACCCGGCCAGTGAAAGTAATCAGTCTGGATTCGAAATTGATTTCTGAAGGGTAGCTGCCATCGCCGTTTTCCCGCGAAACCGATTTTCTTTTGGGGTCCGGACTGTCGAACCAGCCTTCGAGCTCACCGATTCGTTTCCACATTCCTTCCCGCAGAGGCCCTGTTAGGGGAAACCCGTCGAGAAGGATCATTTCATTACCCAATGCTTATTCCTCCTGCCGCCAACTTGGCGCTAATCTGCTCAGAGACGGCACGAGCCACGCGACGTTCGTCAGTAGCGCCGTTGATCTGGATACTGATCGGAGGCAGACCAGAATTTCTTCCTGCCGGCGCAGGAGCGATAGCTGACTGCATGACCGAAGCCGTGGAAACACCGACAGGAACACCTCCGATTTCTCCACCCGTAGCGTGGCCACGGATGGTCCCGGCGTTCAGCGCTGCACGGAACTGGTAAACGCTTCCGTGACCGCCCATGAGCTGGACTTCCTTCGCGGTGAGCATATGCTCGCCGTTAGAAGCCATGATGGGGACACTGTCCGACGTGCCAGAGCCAGGACCATTGATCGCACCACCGTCAGCTTTCAACTGACCGCCGCCACCACCACGCCCAACAGCTTCGTGAGTTTCCGAATAGATCGAATTCTTATGCGTGGTAATCCATACGTTAGCGGTCTTTCCATCGACTGCATCGACAGCGGCCTTGGTCTCTTCAGCAGTCTTCTTGGCCTGTTCCGACATCCACGTATCAACCTTGACGTTGTCCGGGATGCCCATGACTTCGCGTGCCATCTTGTCGGCCTTTGCACCGGTGATACCGAACTGTCCGGCCGCAGTTATAAGCGAGTCATATGTCGAAGACATGGCGCTCTGAAGCTCCGCTTCAGACGCACCGCCAGCGGCGAGCGCTTCAACATATGATTGACCGCTGGCGGCTAGACCATCGAATGCTGCTTGGTTGGCTCGGCCCTTCTCTGTGGTTACGTCGAGCGAGGTGCCGTTCTCCTTGATCGATGCGCTGACCTCGTCGATTGCCGCTTCGTATTCACGGAGCGCAGAACGTTCGTCACGAGTTATCACGCCAGCTTCGAAGAGAATATCGAGGAATGCTTGCATGTCATCGACGACGCCTTCGGCAGATACACCGACGTTGTCGAGTGCTTCTGTTGTGGCGTTCGCTCCATCTACAGCATCGATGGAAGCTGGCTTGACTCCGGAGATGGCCCAGTTCAGGAGTTCCTGATCCGAAACCGTGACACCGGCAGTGGTCGCTATTTCTCGAAGCGAATCGATGTATCCAGGCATACTGTCCGCAGCCTCTTGAGCGCCTCGGCCGGTAGCTTCGAACTGGTCCACCACGAGCGAGAAGGTATCTGCCGCGCCCTGCGGGTCTCCGTTGCTGACGGCTTGACCCAGAGCGTCACCGAGATCGTAAAGCTTTCCTTCTACCTGCCTGATTTCGTCCGGGGTAGCACCGAGGAACGAAGTTAGCGGGTTGAAGAAGTTCTTAACCTTTTGCCCGACGCTTGGGTCGGCTAGTGTGCCGATTGCCTTAGAGAGACTGTTGACGGACTCTGCATCGTTCTCAGCACCTTTGGTTAGGTCCCACTTCTTGAACAAACCGTCAAGATCAGATGCCTTAGCATTCGCGCCAGCATTGGCTACGTCGTTGATGGCCGAAGCAAACTCAGAAGCTGAGGTTACCTGCTTCTCACTGGTGAACTCACCAGCGATCTGCATCGCTGCCACTGCGACTGCCGCGATACCAGCAGCCTTACCGATCTTGCCAAGCACACCAGGAGTCTTGCTACCCGATGCATTCAGATCCTTGAACGCATCCACCGTATCTTTGACTTTCGGGATTACCGTTACCAGGGCACCACCGGCGAGCGCGGTTCCTCCGACGAGGCCGGTCATGATGCCGGCGATGGAGAGGATTGGTTCTGGGATGGTTCCGACGAAGTCTACGAAGCTTTCGGTGGTTTGGACGAAGGTGCGTAGTACGTCGTTGGCGCCGGATCCTGATTTGAGGAATACGGTGTCGAAGGCTCCGCCGAGTTTTTCTAGGTCGCCTGCGAGGTTGTCTTGCATGGCGGCTGCGGTTTCTGCGGCGTAGCCTGCGTCGTTGACGGCGTTTTCCCATTCGTTGATGCCGTCTGCGCCTTCTGCGTAGAGGATGTTGGCGGCGCGGACTGCGTCTGATCCGAAGATGGTTTCGAGGGTGGCGTTGCGTTGTTCGTCGGTCATGTCTTTGAGTGCGCCTTGGAGGATTCCGGCGTATTCGGACATGCCAACGAATTCGCCGTTGGCGTCGTAGGCGCTGATGCCGAGGTCTTCCATGAGTTGTGCTGCTTGTTTGGAGTTCGGTGTCAGGGCTTGGAGCATGGTTTTGAAGCTGGTGCCTGCGTCGGAGCCGGTGAGTCCTGCGGAGGCGAAGGCTGCGAGCGATCCGGTGGTTTCTTCGATGGTTAGGCCTACGCCGTTTGCCACGAGTCCGGATTGGTTGAGTGCTTCACCGAGGTCTTCGACTCCGCCTTGGGCTTTGCCTGCGCCTGCTGCGAGTAGGTCGGCGATGTGGGGGACCTCTGAGCCGGAGAGGTTGAACTGGGTCATGGCGCTGGCGGCGATTTCGGCGGCCTTGGCCACTTCAACGTTGTCTGACGCGGCGAGGTTCAGAGCGCCGGACAGCCCGCCGTTGAGGATGGATTGGGTGTCTACGCCTGCCTTGGCGAGTTCTTTGATGCCTCCAGCTGCTTCGGATGCGCTGAATGCGGTGTCTGCACCTGCGTCGACAGCTGCGTCGCGTAGTAGGTCCATGTTGCCGGCGGTCTCGTGGGTGGCTGCCTGGACTTGCGACATGGATTTGTCGAAGTCTGCGTAGGTGCTGACCATCTTGCCGAAGGCGAGTGTGAGTGCGCCACCGGCGATCGTGACGGCAGGTGCGAGGGTCTGGTAGGCCTCGGCCTGCTTGGCCACTGCCGCTTCGGTGGCTGCCGCTGCATCTTGTGCTTCGACGTTGGCGAGGTATACCGCGTCCGAGAAGGCGTCTACTCCGTGAGCTGCTGCTTGGGAGGATGAGACGATTTTTCCGTTGGAGGTGACTAGCTGTCCGTTGGCGTTGTAGAGGAGTCCGGCGTTCTTGGCTGCGCGCTGGTCTGCGTCTGCGACGATCTTGATCTTTTTCGCGGCTTCTTCGGAGAAGCGCGAGTTGTCCTGGGTTGCTTTGTTGGCGTTTTGTGTGGACTGGGTGAGATCGTCGACGGACTTCTTTGCGTCTTTGAATCCGCTGATGAAGTTTGACACCACGGCTTCGAGCCGTGCCGCTACTCTACGTTCGGCCATGTGCCCTCCTTCGGATTATCTGCGCAGGTCTTGGATTGGCTTATCCGGTGGCCTGTCGTAGGTGGTGTGGATTCGTTCGCCCGGCTCAGGCTTATACGCTTCTTTGCCGAGCCCCTGGGTGGCGCGTTCTCGTGCAGCGCAGGACTGGCAGACCTTCTTGTGCGCTGAGTACCAGCCGTCGTTGTCCGGATGGTGTGCCAGCTCGGTGGGGTGGCCACAGGTGCACAGCCCGTCCTCGTAGATGGTGAGGACCAGAGAGAGGATGTAGTCCTTGTCCGTCCAGTCGCCACGTGAGCTGGAGAACCAATGCATGGGTGGCTTTTGAGCGGACCGTGCTGTCCTAAGGACGTTGACTACTGGTCTGAGTCGTGGCTGGTACCAGAGGCATCTGGCAAAAAATCTGCGTCCGGAGCTGGTGCCTCAGCCTGTACCTGCTGGCGCTTGACCAGAAGCTTGGAAAGCTGAGCTGCACCGATCTTCGCTTCGAGCGTGGCCACCAGTGAGATGGTCATCTTCAAGTCCCGCTTTTCCAAAGTCGGCGATTCAAGGGCCACGATGGACTCAGCCAGTAGGGCACGGTTCAATTCGACGCGCTGCATCAGGTTCTCTTCGCGAGACGCGTCCTCGGCGATCTGGTGTTCTTCAACAATCGCCTTGATGCGGGACTGAGGAAGTGCACGCAGGTAGAAGGTGACCTCAGACCGTGCGAAAGCTTCCATCAGGCTCTGGCGCTCCTTGATGAGATTTTTCAAGAGGGGCGAGCTGCCTGAGACCTTCTCGCCACCGATAGCTTCTGTCTCAACTCGGATTTGGCGTGCCAAGTGGTTGATCTTCGCGACGAGGTCACCGCGCTTGTAGACGGTTTCCGAATCTTCGGGGAGTCGAGCATCTTCGATCCACGCTTCGAAGTCGAATTCTGCTGGGTTTAGTTCAGTCATGGTGGGCTCCATTTCAGGTGTGTGGGCTCTTTTGGGTGTAATAAGGCCCGGTGACGCAGGAGCCCATCCGCGTCACCGGGCTAGTAGTGGGGAGTACCAGGCAGGCTAAGCGCCGGCCGGGACCAGTACCTCGTTGACCATGTTCTGAGCGAGCATCTCGACACGGCGCTTGATGTTGCCATCGTTGCCTGGTCGAGTCGGCGAATCGGTCTTCACTTCGCCACCGAGGAAGATTTCATCTCCCGCAGCCCAAGGTTCAGGTGAGTCCTTATCGGTCTCACGCAGGTAGATCCAGGCGGTGGTGTCCTTGACCTTCAGCGCTTGATACGCTGCGTCCAGCTCCTCGGTATCGGCGCCGGAACCGGTAGTCAACCACTCACGGATCAGAGTCAACGCCAGCTCGTAGTTGGAAGCACCTATCGCCTGAGAATTGCCCTTCTGGCAGGACACCTTCTCGTTGAAGCGGTCAGATGCGGTCGGCGACCAGGTGATGTCTGATTCAAGAACCACGCACGAGAAATCAATTCCCGCGTTCAACTCAGTAGCAGTAGGAATCACACCCGCTGGCTTAGTAAGCAGTAAAGCCCACTTCTTCTTTCCATCGGCGGAACTCTTCACTTCGTGGCCTCCTGTTCTGCCTTCGGCTCGGCATCGGTCTGCGCACCGGAACGACTACGAGTAGCCTTCTTACCGGTGTCTCGAATAGAAGGCACCTCGACAAAGCCGAGTGCCGGATTGGACAAGTAGTGCTCCGGCACCAGCCGGATGTCCCCACCCTTTACAGGTCGGGCTTCCACAAAACCGGGCTTACCCATGGTGTTGTGTCCTTTCGGTTAGACCCGCGAGCCCATGAACGGGTATTCGTCCACGAGATACACGGGATTGACAGTTTCTACAGAGACCCGGTAATCCGGCTCCGCAGTGAGAACCTCGACCTGCCGAAGCTTCGAGAACTTCCAGCCAGCAACCACTGGACGCTGACGATTCAAGGAAGCTCGCGAGACCCGCGTCAGCTCGTTCAAACCACCCAGAGACAAAGCCACCACCGTGCAACGCACAGTGAATGCCGTCTGGTCCGGAACGTCATCGCTTGACCGGTCATCTCGTTCACCCGATATCTCTTCACCCCACCCGCCGTGCAATACGACATAGGGAAAATCAGAGAGCACCGGAGGATTGGACAACGCCGCTTCATGGATGTGCACCCGAGTACCAGGCGGGAACAAAGCCTTGAGACCCTGAAAAACTTCAAGACTCATAACAGGCCCTCCAACACATCCAGCAAGTACTTCTCAAAGTTCGGAGCTTCCTCGGCGAGCGCTTCGGCTGGGTCGCGGACTGTGCCGCCACCGCCGTTGCTACCGCCGAAGTAGGCGATACCGGCTAAGCCTGCTGACTTATGCCGATCCTTGTTGGGGCCGATTTCAGCGCCGTAGGCGATGTCTCCGCCCCAAGTCTCTTGAGTTTCTTCAAAGTCGATGGATTGTGCAGCCGATTTGAAGTAGGGGGACGCTGACATGTCCTTTTGCATGGTTCTCTTGACGTTGAGTGCGCCCCTTTTGACCACGGCTTTCACCTTGGGTTTCAGCCCGTTGGGTACGAGGCCAAGATCTGAGGAGAGTTTGCGTAGCTCGGAGTCGTCGAGGCTCATGTTGAGATCGCCCTCCATCGTTCGGCTGTGCGATGCGTGCCGGCCGACAGCTCCAGGAGTTCTGCTTTGGTTCCGGGCCGAGGCAAGTCGAACCTAGAAGAAGTGATTTCTATCAAGTCGCCCTTCGCTGCTCCCGAGAAGATCGGCAGCTTGGCCAGCATGTTGCTGATCTGGTATTCAGCTCCGGCCATGATCAAGTCAGCTGGTTGAGCTGCTTCTACTCGCAGCGCGCAACGTCCTGTGTAAACCACTTCATAGGTGGCTACCTCGTGCCCTAGTTCTGGGTCGTAGGTCAGGCCAGTTGGTCGTTTGATGAGGCATTCGGAGGTCATTGCGAAAAGCGCGTCTTGTCGGCCTTCCATGATCGTCCGATCATCGAAGAGATCCATGAATTACCCCCACAAAGAGACGCTATAAGCGCCAGCCGTCTGAACGGCTGGCTTGGGAGTGACCAACGCCAGTTCGTGTTCGTTGACGTAAAGTTCGCCGGTAGAAACCGAGTTGTCGAACGTCTGCGAACGTGACCAATCGTCGTAGGACTTCGCTAGCTGACGTACAGAATCAGGGTTCTTCAGTACCCGGATCACCATCGAAATCATGGCTGACGCCACAGACTCCGGGCTGACCTTGCTATCGGTTAGATGATCTTCAAGATCCGGCCGTGGGTCTAGCAAGCGAATCCACGCCTGATTGCTCAGGCCCGGAACGATCGCTGCTTCCGCTTCAGAAAGAGGCCGCCATACCGAGGCAATATCTTCTGAGTTGATAACGACAGGCATGACAGCCCCTTTCTTTCGCGGAGGCGGTTATTCCTCGATTAGTTCGGCGCTGGTCTGGCCGGTGTCGACGTTACGAGTCACCTTGAACAGCCCTTTAGGGCCACGCTGGGTGTACTCTTCGATCCGTTCCTTCGGCTTAGACTTGGCCGTTGCACGACGGTTGTTGGCCGTCTTTGCAGCTGGCTTTGCATCTGCAGGTTTCGACTCAGCCTTGGCGTTGGCCGCGTCTTCTTCGTCCTGCACTTTCTTGGCTTCGATCGCTTCGATACGGGCCTTTTCCTCGGCCGCGTACTGCTCGGCTTCGGTCAGTTCTTTTTTCGGTTGAGTAGCCATGAATGTCGCTCCTTAGGCGTTCTTGATACCGCGCAGGCGTGCAGCGGCCTTGCCGCCGAACAGCGCCAAGCCGGTGTAGAACTCGATACGGGTACGGTAGGAAGGCTTTTCCTGTAGCTCGCCCAGGTCATCGACCTGAACACCGCCGTTGGTCAGGCCGGTTACGCCTCGGTCGCCCTCGTCCTGGCCGAACTTCACGGCGTAGATGGACGAAGTATCGAGGGAAGAACCCATCGTCTCGGTCTGCGGCAGGATCAGGTTTCCTGCCGAGTCGTCAGCTGGATCCAGAATGGCGATGCCGTTGTACTGAAGTACACGCTTACCGGTGAGGTCTTCGCGAACAATCTCAGTACCGCCGATACGTCGGCCGGCAGAGCGGATCTTTCCGGCGATCTGCGCGTTAGCGTAGATTGCGCCATTGGCGCCGGTCAGGCCTGGCACCTGAGCGATCAGAGCGTCGAGCATGTCGAAGAAGTCATGAGCTGCAGCGCCGTTGACACCCAAAACTGGTGCGCCATCAGTGTCAGCGTCCAACACCTGGGCGCCGATCAGGCGCTTCTTTAGTCCGTCGAAGCCCAGAGGTTCGGTAGCAACGTCACCGTTGAAGAACGAGTTCTGGAACTTGTACGAAGCGGCCTTGACCTTCAACGCGGTCTGCACTGCACGCTGGTCGTTAAGATCGCTACGGGTCTTCTGAATGAAGCGATCTACGTCAGCGTCGCCACCGAGGATGACCAGCGACTCAGTCGACTGGTTCACGGTACCGGTGGACTCCGAGTAGGCGCCGTTGACGGCACGGAACTCAACGCCAGGCAGGGTGCCCTCGGCGTTGTAGGCGTAGGCGTTACCTTCAATGTTCATGAAGGGAATGCGATCCAAGATCGCAGATTCCTGAACGAACGTCTCGATGACGCCGCGCTGCAGGTGAGTAGTGGACAGCTTAGCTGCCTCAGGCAGAGTGAGAGCCATGGTGGCTTCCCCTTTCAGAGTTGAGTATCACCAAGGCCCGTTGGCCGAGGCGTCTTACTTTTTGGATGACTGCGAATAGCCCAAACGCATGCGCGCCATACCTGGTGCGACCTCTTCAGTGGACGAGCCAATGTGACCAGCCCCCGGAACAACACCGTTGCCCGAGGCCTTACCCCACTTGCTAATCCATGTGTCAGCGTCAGCTTCAAGTTCTTCTTTGGTGGCTCCACGCAAGCGCTCGGCCGCTTCCAAATCCAGACCCTTAGCTGCAGCAACCTGGTACTGAAGAACCGCCAACTGAGTCTTGGCCAGCTCCGAGTCCGTAGTGCTCTTGCCGTTGCGAAGATCTTCAATCTCCTGCTGGCGCTTCTGCTCGTCGGTCTTTCCCGCGTCTTCGAATCCCTTGATCTTTGAATCGCGTTCAGCCAACTGGGCTTTAAGCTGCTTCACGGACTCCCGCTCAGCTTCCAAAGCCTTGATGCCAGGAGCTCCCAGCGGCGCGCCATCTCCATCACCGTTTCCGGATCCGTCGTACGCACTGTTACTAGCAGTAGCGGCACCGTCAGGTTCAGTACCTCCGACAGCAGCGCCACCGGGTTCGCTACCGGCTTGCGCTGACATGACAGCATCACCGAACTGCGCACGATTGAACTCAAGTAGCTGTTCGAGCCCACCAGGTGCATACGGGTCAATGAACCCGTGCATCAATGCAGGTGAAGTTAGTGGTTTGGGCATTGTGTTTCCCCCTATCGCAGGGTTAGTCCTCACGGCATCGCGCCACGAGGAAGGTTTACTGTGTGAAAATCTCGCCAGCGGAACCGATCCACCGGCGATAGTTCGTCTCAGCCTGCGCACGAATTTGCGGGGTGAGAGGTCCTTTGCCGAATGGGTTGCGGCCTTCCTGCACCGCTTCCCATGCCAAACTGGCACGTTGCACACGCATCTGGGCCTCGCTCATCGTGGAGATCGACCTAGACGGGTTGGCAACAACACCGTTTGGATTCTGACCGCCGGGAAGGATGTACCCATACCGGCGAAGTTGTTCGAGCGTCTGCTCACGAGGTAGCTTTTGCGCATAAATACCTTCAGGCGTAAGACGCTTTTGAACTGTCCGTTGGTACTTGCTCCGAGCTGCCGGTGCGAACCCCTCTGAGCCCGCCCTGAGCTTCTCCGAGGAACCGAAATCGCCACGCTTGGTCGTACCTTCATCCGTGTTCAGCGATAAGAGAGACTGTCCACGACGTGTGCCGTCCTGTGAAATGCCGGCATACGACATTCCGCGGCGAGAGTTGACCACCTGGAACACATCAGCTCCATCACGAATCGCTTGCGCGCCCGCTTTGGTGAAGTGTTTATCCTGCTCGGACGGAGCCAAAGACTTGAAGTACTCGTACGGACCGACCGTCAGGCCTTCACCGTTGTTTTCCTTCGCCGGAATGCTCCGACAGTCGCACCGAGGATGCCTGAGAAAGCCTGCGTTCCACCGATAGAACCGGCCAGCAAGCACGGCACAACGGCCACAGGAAGGTGGGTTGAGCATCCTGACATAACCCACGCCTTCACGTGACGCGCGGTCAACAGAAGCCGCCACACGGCCTGTGTCAGATAAGACTGTGCGAGTGATCCTGTCCAAATCATGGCCGCCCACTTCCAAGGCCTGTTGCGGAACCATACCAGCACCAATCAGCGCCTTAGTCTTCGTCACCGGCGAAAACAGCAACGAAGCCAACGGCCGGCCATCCGGAGCTGATAAGGCAAACGCCGCAGCATTCACAAACCCATCCGGAAACACATAGTCACCCTGCTCGGCCAGCGCATTGGCCCCGAACGTTGCTCCCTCAGAAGCCGCTTTGGTCATGAGCGTTTGAACTGACGTGGTTAGCTCCGGCGCTGTCTCTTCCCAAGACCGATTCAGATCCACCAGAGACAGATTTCTCCAAGCCCTGCGGGTGACACGAAGTGCTTTGACTGCGAGTAGACGCATTTGCTTGTCGTGTTCTACCGCAGCGGGGGAGTAGGTGGTCATGACTGGACTAGTTTCTGTTCCAGGTCATTGATCATCGAATCCTGCATTTGGCGTTCATCATCGGCATTTTTCACCCACTGGTTTACAGCTGGTGGCGTGGCTCCGGGGAGCATGAGCCATGCATCCTTGCGTGCCATTCCGCCGGCAATGAGTTTCCCGATGGCGTCAACAATTTGAGCGAACGAGCGAGGTTCAGTGTCAGCCCAAATGATTTCGCTTCCTGCATCCTCGTGGGATTCGCCGCGCGCCCGGTTGGCCAGGCGCATGACTTGTTCCAACGACTCGCCAGCCGAACGTTTCAAGTCCTTGACCAATGCCTGCAGCGTGGATTCCGCTCCGGCGAGCGCGTCACCGGAGAGGTTTGCCATGCGAGAGAGCATGTACTGGGGTGGGATTTGGCCGATGGCGAAGAAGTCGGTGAGGAATTCAGAGAGGACTTTGATGTAGTTGTCGAGGTTGGACTCTGGTAGGTCGAATACTTTGGTTTCGGATCCGGGGAATACCAGTGCGCGGTCCACGCCGAGTCGGCCTGGGCTGTTGAGCATTGGTACGGCTAGGCCGTTGCCGTCCAATACCGGTGTTCCGTCTGGTCCCATGCGAATGATGGGGTTGCCTGAGTTGTCTCGCACTACGGGGTCGTAGCCGGTGAATACTCGTTGGCGGTAGGCCGAGAACTGCATGGCCAGCAGTGTATTGAACCGGATGGTGTTGAGGGCGTCCTGTTGGGGGATCAGCGTCTGGATTGCGGATCGTGGTTTGCCGTCTGCGTCCAGGTTGTAGTCGAAGGCAACGAAGGGCAGGTTTTGCAGTCCGTGTTTTCCGTAATCTACGAAGTTCCAGGCAGTTGAACCGCCGGCGGCTTCGTATTTGAACCACTCGTTCTCGTCGTAGACGAACGCAACTCGTTTGGTTGCTGCGTAGTTCACGGAGGCGGGTAGGGCTAAGGCTGATTCACGTCGTAGCCGTACGTTGAATACTTTGACTGCCCAGGTGTGGGTGAAGGGGTCATCTTCTTCAGATCCGAGCCAGACACGACGCCCGCTTTCAGGACGAATTTTTGGGGTCTTTGGTTTCAGCGGGTTCGCTGAGACTGACATGACTCCTCGGCCGTGCATGTACATTTCTTGGAAGGGGATTGCTTGGCGGGAGTCGAGCCGGTTGGGCTGCCAAATCTCGTTCCACACGGTTTGATCTGCAGAGTCTTTACGGCCAGTCTTGATGCCGTCCACTTGTAGTCGCTGGGTGGGAGCCTTGACAGCGATTTCCATCCAGTTGGCTATGGACATGTCCTGCAACTGGCGGTATTCAGCGTTTACGCCCTCAGGAGCGTAAGGAAGGTCCTGGTCACCGGCTACGTAGCGTGTGCGGTAATCCCAGTCTTTTCCCTGATTCTTGAGTTCCCACTCACCTATGTCTAGGCGCTCACGTGCAATTTCCTGTGTATCAGCCACAGAGCACCTCCTCGGGTCTAGTTGAATCCATAGGCTTGTCGGGAGATTCCGTCTTGCGGTTTCCAGCCGGTTGACCATCCCGCTGCCCTTGCGTCACAGGCAGCTTCGTGCGCAAGGACTGAGGTCACGGCAGCATCGATTTTCTGATGTGCTGATGGTTTGAGGATGATGTACCTCTGGTTTGTTCTCGCGAACATGCGAGCGTTGGAAATGTGCAGCGCGGTGATCGGGCAACCGTCATGCAGTAGTGCGCCTGATTCCAGATCCACGATGAAACGCTCCAAAGCGGAGTGCATCGGGGCTTGGCGGTAGGTTTCCCACTGAATGACTCGGTCGTCACCGTATTTAGATGACCAGGCTTCAATCTCTGTCTTCCACAAGGGCGGGTCACAGTACATGCGCTCCACCTTGTGAGCCGTGAACAGCTCTTCGACGGCTGCGTGCACTTCCTCACGAGGGATACGTCCGCCGAACTCTGCGGGGTCCCATATGGTCGGTCTACGGTCTGGACCGTAGGTTGGAGTGAACTGCCAGCCACCGAGCGTTTCAGCTCGAATCGCTGTGAAGTCATGCTTCTCAGAACCATCGAAAGCCAAACAAATATTCACGCGACAGACTCCGTTCGGCTCCACAGCCCTTCGGGCATCCATGCGCCTTTACCCTGCGACAGAATGTTCCCGTAGAAGCGTTCTGCTTCCTCCGGGTCCTTCTCCATCATTTCCACGGCTTCGGCTTCAATGGCGTCCAGATCGACCCACGGGGAACCGCGATACACGAACTCAAGGATCTTTCGGCGTTCGTTAGCCTTCTTGAACTTCAGATGTTCCGGAGGCCTACGGAAGAAACGGAATACGTCCTTTGCGGAGGACTCATAAGTTTCCTGAGCTGTGGAAGCCTGCGAGGGATCGTAGGCGTTCGTAGTTTCAATACCTCGGCCACCGATGCCAGCAAGGCCACGACGAGCCGTCTTGGCTACGTTCTTCAGCTTGTTGGTATCGGTAAACGTTCCGGTCTCATCAAAGAGACCGAAGGTAATCGGGTTACCCAGGCGGGACAACGCCGAAGACGTTACCGCTTGGATTAGTCCGTCCTCGCCAATGCGAGCGAAACTCTCCGTAGTGCGAATGAACTCGGACAGTGGCCCATCTTTGACCATGCCCTGCAGCGGACCGTAAGTGTTGTCGACTTGTTCTTGCGACGTAGCGAACAGCTGAATCAGGGGAGTAGGCCAGGGGATGCCCTTCGGCTCACCTGTCTCGTACTCGTACACAAAACCACAACTGCAGTCATAGTCTGAGCACTCGAACGCTTCTCCGGAGCGAGCCCAACCACCAAAAAGCGCCGGCCCGCGAGCTTCGGTCAACGTGATCGAAGCTGCCCAAGGACCCTTACCCGTTTTCTGCGGTGCAATGACCTGAGAACGTCGGTTCTCGAAAGCAGGGGCAAGAATCGGACGCTCCGGACGCCACAAAGCATTGGGCTTCACCCGGTAATGGTTGACCGTGCACCACAACTGCCAGTCACGATGGATGAAAGGCAATCCGCGATCGAAACCTGTAGGAATCGGGCAATGCGCCTCGATCCAATCAGCTGCTAAGAACCCTATCGTCGGGAAATCGACAACAAACTCGCTACTTTCCTGATCCATTGCGAACTACATGCATGCGATCACGAGCTGACTCACGGCGAGCGCGCGTGTTTGTCTGCTTCTTCTCTTCGCGTTTCTCACCGAGTTCGTCGGTGGAGATGCGCCAGCGGTTTCGAAGTAGAGCGGTTTGAGATAGTCCGAGACGGTCAGACCATTGGCGCGCTTCGCCTGCGGCCTTGAGGTTGCCTCTTTCTCCGGCAACGAGGACTCGGACGTACATGCCAACGTCGTGACGCCAGCCCAGACCATCCCATGCGACAGCTTGAGGTGTCTTCCAGATTTCTCGCCAGACAGCGAGTTCGCGTGCGTCCAAGGCTCTAGCCAGGGGTTCGTCACGTTCCTCGGAGGGCTTGAATTTTTCTTGGTCACGCCACTTTTCCAATGGAAAAGCTGGGGCGTTTCCTTTGCGGCCTTCGGCAGGAAGTGTTGTCCAGCCCGAAGAGTCAGTCTTGCGCATACGTCGAAGTGCGTTGGGGTCTGGCGCCGGGCCAGAGTTTACGCGAGCCCCTCCACTGCCCATGATTTACCTGCTTCCATGCTGCATCGCGCAGCGTGTTGAGATGAGCATCGCGCCCGCTCTGTCAGTGCATTTCGTGGCTGTTGATTTGCTGGATGTACAGTCAAAGTTTGGATACAGATTTGAACCTGACACTATGTTGAAACTTGAACTTGACTAGGTGTTTCGGAATTCCTAGAACCTGACAAACTATTTAGAGACCTCCCCGGCGGTACTTAGCGTCGCGAGGTCGAAGGGGGTGTGTCCCACCCCTCAGCGGACGCGTTCGAACACCGCGTGCGAAGCGAGACCAGCTGCTCTAAGGTTGCATCTGATGTGCTCGGGACCTGTCCAAGCTTCGCGGTCATCGGTGTGTCCTAGTTGGAACGGTTCGTCAAGGTCGAACTGAGCCGAGCACTTGGCGCAAGTGAAGTTGTGGATGCCAGCCTTGACGATTCGTTGCCGCTCCTTCTCATGAGCTGCATCGTAACCGCGCTTGTAACTATTGCCGCGCTGCTTCTCATACGCCTTGGCATGTTCGGGGCATCGCTTCTCGGTGCTCAGCGCAGGGCATCCATGCTCAGTGCAAACTCTCATGCGTGCCATGCTCACCTCACTGTGTCCAGGTACGCCAAAGCCCCGAACCACTGTTGTGATTCGGGGCTTCGAGGCTAGATTGATATTTCGTAGATCGTTCGCAACACGTGATGCGTCACGTCCAACGTCTTCATCGCTTGTTCCCTCGTCGTGCTGGCCAAATCATGAGTCGCGCGGTTGCCGCGTTCGCGGATGCCATCAACCACGGGCATCATCATCCGGGGGAAAAATCGTTCTTCGTCGAGCTTCTTCACGTATGAGGCAAAGCTGAGTCCAGCTTCCATATCAAACTGATCGACGGATACATGCATAAGGATTTTCCTGCACATAAGCTCAGCTGCCGTCCAAGCCGAGGCTCCCCCAGCATTCAACACTTCTTCCCAAGCTGATTCAATGTCGTCAGGTAGGTTCTTTACACGTGGCATTGGGAGCGGTCCAGGCGAGAGCACGTACATGTCTCGGTTGTTGACAGCCGAGTCCTTCAGCATTTGAACCTCCATGTCTGACCGACCCTGCCGATAGGGAAGCTTCATGTTGAGGACGGAACCAGACTTACACCGAGGGCACATGAAAACATCGAAGTAGTTGATTGCAGAAGCGTTTGAGTAGCCGTCGTTTACATAGGCTCGTAGTTCAATTAGGCCTACTTCCTTTCCGCAGGTTCCACAGATCGAGTCGATGAGGTCGAGATTGTTCATGCGGTAAGTCTCTCACGACGAAGCCCCGAACCACTGTTGTGATTCGGGGCTATCGTTTGAGCCAGTAAGGCCATTCAATCAGTAAATTTACGGTGCTATGTCAAGTCTGTCAACTTACCGCCCGATCCTCGGTAGACGTGGGCCACGACGCTTCTGTGCACCGAACGACTTCAACATGTTTGTCCAAGTATCCCATTGAACAGAATGGTGAGCATCAGCGTTGCATCGGACAGTCCTCACTCCATCAGATCGTTCAGCCACAAACAACTGGCCTTTACATCCCGGTCGCTTGCAGTACTGATCAGGTAGCTCGGCCGTAGTCTCAGTGCCGTAGGTCTTCGAAGCAATCTGATCCGCTGCTTCGGCAACCCACCAATACGCCTGACGAGTGAAGCTCTTATCTTTGGCCCCTGCGATCTTCAGCATCTGCCACCGAGCCAACCACTCAGCCAACGAAGGTGTGGTCTGATCGGCCGGCAAAGCTAAGCCTGGATGATCATCAACCAACCTCAATGCAGTGGACCAGATGTTATCCCGGACAACCATCAGTGCATCCGACACCGAGACATTCAACGGCAACGGTGCTTCAGTACGCTGGGCGTGACGCTCACTGTCACCACCTCGCGATGGATGCAACGCAGCCTGTGCTTCTTCCCAACGCTCAGACACCAGATTTAGATCAGCGCGCATCCGGTCATCACACACAGGGCAGAGATTCAGGTCAGTCACCACTGCTGGTGGAACTTGATCTTGCTCAGCGACCAGATGAACCACGCACACTCCGGCGCCCTCACGAGCAATGGACTGGCAACCCCAGCAACCACAATCAGCTGCATTCCTATGCTCTGGCAAAAGACACACCCCCTCCACGAAGCATCTGAAGAATACGACCAGACACCCAATCCGATGGACGCCACACCTCAGCGACCTGACCACCCAGACGAAGATCATTCAGCCAGGACTCCTGCGCTGGACTCACCCGACCTGCTTGCGCCTTCAACTCCACGAACATCAGCTTCTTGGTCTTGCCATGAATCAATACCAAGTCCGGGAAGCCAGCCTGAGAACGACGGCTATCCGCGGTGTGGTACTGCTGCGTGTAACCCAAGGTCTTGGCCAAGGTCATCACATGAGACTGGAACTCTGATTCACTCCATAGGAGGACAGGGCTCTTGAACTGCTGTTGGTTGTACTTCATTAGTTCTTCCTCCTACGAGGTCTTCTACGTCTTGCACGGGGCTGATCATTGCTCGAAGGCTTAGGAGATCTAGTTGATTCAGTAGGAGCGTGATCTCGCCACCCAGCCCTACCAGACCCATCCCGGCCCGTCCCGACCCGACCCGTCCCGACAGATCCAGATCCGACACCCTCAGATTTGTTGATGATCAACTGATTATTTTTTGATTCCGAGTTGATCGGTGACTGTGCGTCGGATGCGCCGGTGATAGCCGTTGCGTCATCCTCGGCCGGAGTCTCACCCTGGCGGGGAGTCTCTACGGCTTCGCTTACTAGTGCTTCGACCATTTCTGAATACTCAATGCCGTGGAGCTGCGTGGCCATGTCCGAGGTGGACAGGCGTTCTTTCCGGGCCGGTGGTTCCGTTGCCTCGGAGCGCTCTACCTTGCTTGCTGCCGTTTCGTCTTCGTTAGTGGTGGTGGACGAGCCGGTGATAGCCGTTGCGTCGTCGCTTGCCGTTACATCGGTTGATGCCGGACCAGTCACTGGGTTAGATGCCGGAGCAGGCGCGGGAGCGTGGAGCTCTACACGTTGCGTTGAGACCTTGGCTAGAATCCCTGCCTTATCGCGCAGCCATGCGACTGCATCAGCGGTGAAGTACGGGGATTGCGGTGCCGGTCTGAGTTCTTTATCCCAGAAGCCACCATCCTTTCTGCTTGAGTTGCAGGACGTGCAAGCCACCACTAGCCGGTCAATTGGCGTTGGGTCGCTGTTGTCCAGGTCTTTCGGATCAAGGTGGTCAATGGTGCCTGCCTTGATCGACTTGCGGTCATTGCCGAAGGTGACCATACGGCCACACCACCGGCATTCAGCACCATCACGTTTGATGATGGCGCCCTTCTTGGCAAGGTCGTACGTGTCCGCGCGGCGGTTCTTCTCCCGCTCCTTGTCCGACTTGAGGATCATGTGGAAAAGGTCTTCTTCTTCCACGAGCTTGAGTACCCGGCGCATACTGCCGTTCTCGTCAATCTCTTTCTCCTCAAAGATTCCGCAAGACAGTGCTGCCTTGAGAAGTTCCTTGTACCTGCTCAGGCCGGCCATCTGCTTGGCCGTGCCGATCTCAACGATGTAGTCGCGGTCAAAGGCTGCCGATTGTGTGGCGCACCTGTTCACCCACCCATACATCTCATTGAGTAGACGATCGTCAGCCTCGTCCATCTCCAAGACGCGCAGGACCAACGGGTGATTCGCCGATACATCCGACTGCTTCAACCACGACATTGGCGTTCCTGTTCTTACCTTGGGGCTTGGGTTGGTTCTGGGCTAATGCCCTGGCTACGGCGAGCGCTTCTTTGTGATGTGCTGCGTCTGCGATGACTTCGCCGCGTTGGGTAGTGATCCAACGGCGGGTGTGGGGGTTTTGGCAGACGTAGATCTTGGGTGTCTCATCGATGAACGCTCGGATGATCATTGCTATGGGTTTCATATCGTTGTCTCGACTCTGACGACGTGCTCTGGGTCTGTCTTGATTTCGTCGGTTAGCCCGTTCCACCGGACTTTGACGGTGGTGACGTGTGTACCGTGGATGATTTCGATGATGCGACCGTAGAGCATGGCTCGTGGGTGACGATCTGCTCGGAGGTGTAGGCCGTAGTGATCGATGTTGTTGAGCTTGCCGATCATGATTTCGTCCATGTCGCGCAGGCCGTCGAGCTTCCGGATGATGTCCGGTTGGCTGCTCATTGCCCTACCGCCAGCCGCGCGATTTTTTCAGCTTCGCCCTTCGGCATTCCGTGAGTCACGAACGTGTGGCCCGAAAACATTTTCACGCTCACGGTATACAAGCCGATCGTGTTTGAATGTTCAGTCCAGATCGATTCGATTCGTGATGCTCGAATCCAGGAGGTTCCGATGCAGATCATCTGATCATTGGTCTCGCTGTAATCGTTCACTGTTCCTCCTTGTACTGGTTGGCGCGGGTCGTCATGACGTTTTCCATTTCGGTCATTCGGCTGGCGCAGTGCCTGAAACGATATTCCTGGTGGCGTTGCATGAGTTCGGTTTGCCAGCGTGCTTCGGAATGGAGCACGTCGGCTGCGTCCTTGTAAGTTTCTGCTTGCGCTTCTCTAACTAGGAGAATGAGTGCCTCTGCGATCTTGTCAATTGGTTCAGCCAAGTCGCGCCCGAGCATGTGCGTGGCAACAGGATCGGGCCAATTTGATGCATTTGCGACGACTCGGCAAACTTCTGATCTGATCCGATTTTCAAGATCGTCACCGTTCTGCATCGCTTCTGCTTCGGTAGGCGGCTTCCAGCCCTGTTCGAGCAGGACTGGCACCGCAATGTTCAAGACGTCTAGCACCTGGTTCTTCACAGTGAAGCGGGTCATCGCTCCGGAGCTCGTCCAGCTAGGCATGGGCAGTTCACCGTTCTGAATGCGGGTCTGTTCATAGGAAACGATGGCGAGCTGCTCTACGAGTTCCTCGGTGATGTGGTTTGGCTTAGCGGTCATGGCTGGTTCTCCTGCTTCGTGATGCCGGTGATGGTGATCTTGTCGTGTGGTGCAAGTACGTGTGGGTCCTGTCCGATCGTGACCATGACGTACTTCTTTGCTGGTTTCTGTTCCGGATCCGTGATGTACCCGTGAGAGACGCTTCGCAGTTTGCCTTCGGCTCCGTCGAAGCTGATGGTCTTGCCTAGATCGGTGTTGTTCAGCCTGCGTGCTTCGATGACCGTGCTCAAGCGGTTTGCTCCTCTTTGAGGTTTTTGATCTCGTCAGGTTGGAAACCGAACCAATCGTGCTGCTCTTTGGTTTCCAGATCGATCACCAGGACGTATGGCATCGTTCCCGTGATGCCCTTGCTATTGGCTATGAGCTTGAGCTCGTCGATGGACTGCACATCCGATGGATTCACAACAATCTCTTGGAACGCGATCCCGGACTTGGTCAGCAAGCGCCGCGTGCTGTCGCACTGATTGCAACCTGCTGGCTTCGTGTAGATCGTTACTAACCGGCTCATGCTGCAGGTCCTTCCACGCTTTTGAGCGAGTCCGCTGCTCTTCTCAATTGAGTGATTAGCCTGGTTACTGCGACGGCTCCCGCTGGGGTGAGCTTGAGCGTGTGCATTACTTCGCCCTTGAACCGTGGAGCATCATGCACGAGTACTGCGTGGAAGTAGTTCTTCTTGTCCGCCATGGCGCTATACCGGTAGATGGGCTTCTTGCGCTGCTCTTTCTCAGACCAGCGGGAGGATTCCTGCTTGTAGATCCACTTTCGGTCTAGCAAGACTGCGCGCAGTTCGTTCTCGCCAGTCTTCAAGTCCGATGCCAATGTGCGGATCGTGATCAGATCCTCGTCGGCAACGAACGTGTCTACGTAGTCAACCTTTGGCGCATCCTGCTGGACTTTAGATTCCAGAGCCTTGACTCGCGCACTGGTGATCTGCAGAGCCTGGGCAACAATGTCATCCTCCGACATCGGCGAGCGCTGGGTGTTGAGCTGTTGGGCCATTGCATAGAAGGCCTTCACGAGTTCCTTCTTGAAGGTGCGCACGTGCTCGTTGTTGCGTAGATAGGTGATCAGTAGGGTGGCTTGTTGCTCGTTAAGTTGGGCAACTTCTCGGCGTTGGGTTCCACCGACTGTTTCGAAGGGTTGGATTTCAAATCCGACCCTTCCGAATTCGTTGAGGTCGCTGCTGTTGTCGCGGATTATGCGCAATACGGATGCGTGCTGGTTGCGTGTGTGTTCTGCGATGGTGAGCGAGGTGACGAACGCACCGAGTTCGTCTGCTTCAACGAGTGATCTTCTGGTTTCTGGGGTGGTGCTCATTGGTGGTTCCTCCTATACAAGGCGGTTGGTTTGTTAATTTGTTGACAAGGTTTCAGCCGACGAAGGCGAGGGGCGTTGGGAGTTCATTCGCCCAGTGCTCTTTGATGCGTTCGTAGTTGTCCTTGTCGCGGTCATCGAGGTTGACTTTGTCCGCGGTGAGCAGCCCGACGAAGTAGTGACCGCAGTAGATGGTCAGGGATCCGAGGTCGTGGCTCATAGCGGTGATGGTCAGCGGTTCGCCGTAGGTGGTTTGCGCGGACCGGAACGCTGAGATGCGTTTGAGGTCGAACCGAGTAGGTGGGAGCATCGCATGATTGCGTTGTGCTGACCGGCCGACTGATGCCCAGATGCGTTCGATGTCCTTGCGGATCTGTAGCGGTGTGGTGACCGTGAGTTGGTCGCCGCCGAAGAGTTGGCCGAGGCGGCGGACCTTGATCGTCGATACGGTGATGTCTTCTTCTTCGCCGGGTTGCTTCTCGGTAGTGAAGGTGACGGTGACTTCTAGTTGTACTTCCCAGTCGTCCTTGCCGAGGGTGAACATGTCGATGATCGTTCCGGCGATTTCTGGGGTGAGTGAGAAGCGGCCGAGTTCGCCGTAGAAGTTGTCTTCTACGATGGGTACTCGTGCGATGGCTACGGTCATGCCGTTGGATGCGGTGACGAGTAGTTCTCGGTTTGGTCGGATTGAGCAGTCCAGGCTACGGGCGATCGCATCGTCCTTGTCTGCTGAGACGTGGGTTTTGGTTGCTGCCAATGCCTGACGGAACTGGTGTAGGTCTACGGTGAATTGCAACATGGTGTTTCCTACTTCCTGAGTCTTCTTCGTTCATCGGGTGTCGCCCCGCCTCGGATGCCGTGCTTCGAGTCGGCGTTGATTGCGTCGATGAGGCACTCGTACCGGACCGAGCATCCACCGCAGAGGTTCTTGCCTTCCATGGCAGCGATCCTTGATTCGCTGTTCGGGTGCCAGGGGTCGCCCTTTTTCTTGAAGTCCCAGTCTTTGCAGAAGGCTTGTTCGCGCCAGTCTTCGGTCGTGCTCATGCCGGTTGGGGCTTGGCGGGTAATGCTCGCCATGCTTCTAGTTGCCATGACTACTCGTCCTCGTCGGCTTCTTCGTCGACGTTTTGGCAGTCGTGGCACAGGCCAGCCCACTTTGAATCGGCAACGACCTCCTGCCTGCACCCACCGCAGGTTGCGGTGACTTCGTCAGGCAGGGGGACAAGGTCCAGTTCTCGATTACGTTGTGGCTCGTTCATGGCCGAGTACTCCATGGCCAGCTCCTCGTCGATGTCGAGCTGGTATCCCAGAATCTCCGTCAAGAAGCTGTAATACGCGTGCGAGTTCTTCCAACGAGAGCTGTAGTGACCGTTTTCAAATCCTGAGCGGTCGAAGCCCGACAGCTTGCCCAAAGATTCTTCGGTGCCGATGTGGTCAGCGAATGCCAACATCACGCCCAAATACGACATGGACTGGCGCATCAGGTGCTTGTGCACTTCGGTATTCCAACGATCCAGAAGCTCGGATGCGTTGGCCATGTTGTCCAAGTCTGGGGCCTTGATCCCGACGACCTCACCGAGAATGGTGCGCCCTTCGTCGGAATAGAGAACTTGTACTGTGATCTTCTTGGCGATCGCTTCCTTCGCCACCGTCTCCGAGGGCTTCACCGTCTCAAATGCGTTCTTGATGAATGCGATTCGAGAGCGCTGCACGATAGGGAGCATGCTCTTGAGCTTGTTCTGAGTCTGCTTCTCCTGCTTCTCGGCCTCAGTCAGCTCAGGCTTCACCTTCTTTTCCTTCACATACCAAACCGCTTCCGGATCACGGTAGTTGAAGCGGTACTTATGGCCGGCAGCAACGTGCTCTTCGTCGGTCATCTCGTCCTCAACGACAGACCAGGCGTTGCCGTAAGTGATGTCGTAGTCGCCCTCGACGGCATTGAGCTTCTTCAGCTCGGCCGCACGCAGAGACTTCTTGATCGACAGCTCAGTTTCAGCGATGACGCGCTCAACGGTTTCGACACTGGCACCATTAGCCATGTCCTCGATACGCTCGACCGTGCGTTCGTACAACTCCGGGATATCCGACTGTTCTTCCAGCTCCTGCAAACGCTGCACAGCATCCAAACGCAGACGGCCGGCCGAGTAAGCCTTAGAAACGCCGTCGTCCTTCTGAGCAACCTTGGCGCGAGTCTGAACCTCTTTACGGGACATCTTGAACTTCTTGCCCACGGTCGTGATATCCATGCCCAGATCTAGCAAGCCCTGGATACCCTTGGAGACCTCGGCCTCCGACAAAGGGCGGTGGTTACGGCCGGTGGTGAGCATCGTTTCGATGTCAGCACGGGCGCCACGATCAGCGGTTGGTTCGGGAAGGACTACACAAGGAACCTCGACCAGTCCGGCCTGAGCGGCTGCAGCGCGACGGCGGTTACCGTCCTGGACTACGTAGTCGCCTGCACGGTCTGGGTGAGGGTAAACCAGCAACGGGTTCATCAAGCCGAGAGCTTTGATCTCGCCAGCGAGCTGGTCCAGCTCTCCGAGATCCTCGCGGATGTTATCTGGGTGCTGATGCACCGATGAAAGGGCAAGAACTTCAAGTCTGCCGCTGAATTTAGCCATGAAAAATACACCTCAAGTGTCTGAAAAAAAGAGAGAGAAAAGTAGGGGAGTGGTTAGCCGAGGCGATCGGCGCGAAGCTCGGACGAAGTCCAGTCACCCAATGCCAGGACAACCCACCCGAAAGCGAGAATGGCGGACAGACCGCTAATCCCCGAAGGGATCTGAGCAGTCAACGCACACACCAGCAGGAGCAGCACAATAACTGGCACATGAACCCAGAACATGCGGCGCACCGCGAACAAAAGAACATCTGCAGAAGACATAGTCATCACGCCTTAGAACAAAGACTGGACAGGAACTGGGGGAGGAAGGACTACCGCGGAGAAGTCCGCGATCTCCAAACCATTGACGTGCAAGTGACCTACTGCCTCGTCACCTTCGGCGATGGTTCCAACCTCGACATACACGGAGCACCCGCGATACTTCTCGTTCGCCCAACGCTGCACCGTGGACTTCGCCGTCTTGGCACGCTCACTCTTAGGCGAATCAAGCCACGAAGCATGCAACGACGCCGACGGCCGTCCGGAGCCCTTCGGATTGATGACCACACGGCCCTCGACCCGACCCACTACTGATCACCCTGATCGGAGATGTTCTCAACAACTGCCAAAGCACGATTGATGCTCTGTTGCAACTTCCCAATTTCCCCGAGTTCAGACGGCTTCGGAAACTGGCGTCGCTCCGCTTCGCAGAGTGCCGCCTCATCGATGAATCCCAGCGTGGCCGGGTGCCCCGAACGCCGGATCGACTCCGCGACTTGCTGGCCACGCAACTTATCGATGTGATCCCGCAACTCGTCGAGCGCATCGTCAAGACGATCAATGTTCACCAAGGTGTGGTCAATAACCCCGTTGATGTTGCCCGTCGAGTCGAAGCCAGGCCACTGCTTCAACGCAGTCAGCAAGTGGATAGTCGCATCCTTGGCACGGTCATAGGCTTCTTGGCGACGCACCAGATTCTGAGCCTCGGCCAAACGCGCCGGCGAAGCAGACGCATGATTCTTACGGAACCAGAACTTAGACATTGCCTTCGCCTCTTCTCTCTTTGCACTTGCTGCACTGGCACGGGGTATCCGTGCTATCGGCTGGTGAGCCAAACCCGAGAGCGAACTCACCAAGCCCATCGACCGAGGCGAGCTTCCTGCCCATCTCATTAGCGACACGATTCGCCACCTTCGCGGACTCAACACGAGTCCGATTCAACGAAGCCTCCGCCTCGAACAGCTTGGCCTCAGCCTGGTTAGCCTTGGCGCCCGTGATGAAGAAGTAGACTCCCGAACCAAGGACTCCGAGGAACACCAGGTACGCAGCACTGAACAAGATCCACATGATGACGTTCATTTCTTGTCCTTCGTCTTTCGTCCCTCGCACCAACCGAGGCGAGCGGCGTCGCCACGATGCTCGGCACAGTAGTCTTCTCGACCTGAACCGCGAGACCTTTTCCGTTCGCTGATCTCGATACCGCAGAATCCGCACCAACGTGCAGACGCTTCCGGCCGAACGCGAGTAGCTACAATGCCCACGAGTGCTGCACCTCCACCCGCTGGTTATCGATATACGCCTGCAGATCCGACGCGGCTACACGAATGGTCTTGCCGGTCCGGCCGATCATCACCTTGGGCAGATCGCCCAAATCGATCAGTTCATAAATCGTCTGCTTACTCACCGAGAGAAGCTGACCGGCCTCGATCACCGAATACAGCAACCGAACAGGACGCTCAGACACCGGAACGCCTGGCTGTACGTCAATCACGCGCTCGGCTCTGCGAGGTTGCGGGAACTTGACTACACTGGACATTGAAATCACTCCTTACTTACCGTTTGAATGTTTGGTTTCGTCGCCCTCAGCAGTTGCACCTGCTGGGGGCTTTTTCGTGGGCGTTTACGCTGCGTCCGACTCGTGGTGATTCTTGATTCCTGAATCACTTTTCATGGCAGGCATGACTTCGTTTTCTTCGAGCTCGAAGTAGTCCTCCCAGTCGACGTCGAGTCGAGCTGAAATGTGGAGCGCCAAGTCTTCTGTCAGAGTCTTCATCTGACCGGTTTCGATCAGATAGATGGTGGTCTGCGAGCGGCGCACGAGCATTGCTAGATCGCGCTGACTGTAATGCCGATTGATCCGCTTTCGCTTGAGTCCACTCGGATTCTTTACTCGCATCCAACTTTCCTTTCGAACGAGGTGCAGATGCCTTGATCCCTTACGCATGACTAGTATTCCCTTCTTTTTTCACTATGACAAGTACATCATGAATCATCTTTCATCTACTTGTCAAGACGATAAGTAGTAAAAGATGCCAAATTACTGGGATGATGAACTAGTTACTTGTCAGAGATTCGTTTTCTCTTGTTGCTCAAGTTACGACGATCCAAGGAAGGTTTGAGTTGTGAAACCAACGAACTCGCTACCAGAGCTTATTGATCTAGCGGTGTCCAAACATAAGACGTCGGTAAGGCAGATGAGTTTTGTTGCCCAGAAGAATGGGTACCGAGTTACGGCTACGACTCTTAATCAGATTCGTAACGGCAGTTACAAATCGAAGCCAAGTAAAGAAACACTGGTGTCGATTGCGTGGCTGGCGGGCGTGGATGAAGCGTTGGTTTTCGCAGCAGCGGGGCAACCAGTCCCCGGCCCACCACTAGCCGACGAACTTCCACCAGGCGCAGACCTACTCTCGCCTAAATCACGGAAAGCCGTTGTCGACATGGTTCGGGTCCTCGTCGACCTCGAAGCAGGTAGCAATGCCGAACAAACCAGCACCGAACAAGAATCGCCACACCAACTACGGGCAGTGGCGCCTACGAGTGACACTAGCCCTGGACAGAAGACCGAACCGGCGCACAACATCACGGAACTCCACGGCGAAGAAGCCAGGAACATCCCAGTACCACCTCGTGAGCGACTCGCAGCGCACCCGGAGGTCAAAACCAAGCGTGAACAGCTCGATATAGATTCCGGCGATTTCTAACCACTCATTCAAATTCCCTATCCATCACTCGCAACAAATGGGGCACCAATGATCGAATATGAACTACCTGGCGCTAAGTGGGCCAATGTCGATATAGTCGGCGAGTTTGCGCGCAAGGATGAATTGCTAAAGATTATCGGTGGTCGCCCAAGGGGTACCGACCAGGTTGATCTGGAAACTCGAGTTCACCTAGTGCCGGAACCGGACAACCCTTATAGCAAGTCGGGTAAAGCCATCAGCGTACGCGTTGACGGGGTCGTTGTTGGTTACCTGTCGGAGGTAGATGCCAAGAAATGGGCACCGGAACTCCACCGCGTTGTAGCATCCGGGGGCATTCCGACCACCGTTGGGAGCGTCTATGCGTATACGAAGTACAACGGGGATATGGAATATAACGTCCGGGTTGCTCTTCCTGACCCCGGATTTATTGTGCCGTTGAACGTGGGTCGCGTATCTCAGATTTCTGTCCTGCCTTGGGGTAACGCTCTTCAAGTAACCAAAGAGGAAGACCATCTGTCGCATCTTTTCGAGTATGTTCCAGCTTCCGGCTTGGGGATGGTAATCCTCACCATGCATCAGCAGCAACAGACTCTGAAGAATGGAACCGTAAAAGAATTAGTTGAAGTTAGGCTTGACGGTGAGCGCGTGGGGCAGATGACTCCCGCATCTTCCGCGCACTTCCTACCAACGATTCGTCATGCCAACGACATGGGTACCGTCCTTGGCGTGTGGGCCAAACTCAAAGGTTCAAGTCTTTCTGTTGAACTTACCGTCCAAGGTGCTAGGGCTACGGATTTGTCTGATGACTGGC